TCATTTGATGGAACAGCTAATATAGCAGTTGGCCTAGCAGGCACAGCAACAGCACTAGCAACAGCTAGAACTATTCAAGGGGTTTCCTTTGATGGTTCAGCAAACATAACAACAACCACAGCGGGTACAGGAGTATCAGTATCTGGAACAGCAGTCTCAATCGGACAGGCAGTTGCAACTACAGATAAACCTTCATTCGCAGGTATTACATTAACAGCAGATTCAACGGTGACGGGTAATATTTTACCTTCAGCAGATGATACTTATGGACTAGGTAGTGCGGCGAAACAATGGTCAGATGTATATATAGGCCCAGGCTCATTATATGTTAACGGTCAGAAAGTGGTTGAAGATGATTCAGGAACAATTACAATTTCCGCAGACACTAACCAAAACGTAAAAGTATCAACTTCAGGTTCGGGTGACGTAGAGTTAGACCCAACTGGAAGCGGACAAATTGAGTTGAAAGGCCCAGTACAAGTTACAGCAGGTTCTAACGTATCATCATCAGATGGGAATGCAATTTCATTCTCAAACGCAATTGATGTAGATGCAATTGAATCAAGAAGTACAGACACCAACTTAACATTAAGTGCAAATGGAACTGGTATTGTAACAGTTAACGATGCCTTAACAGTTACCGGTGACTTGATCGTATCAGGAACAACAACTACAGTTAACTCTGCAACAATTAATTTAGCAGATAATATAATAATGCTTAACTCAGACTTTACGTCTGGAACACCTTCAGAAGATACTGGTTTCTCAGTATTGAGAGGTGGAAGCGCAACTAAGTCTCTATTATGGGACGAAACTAATGACAGATGGACTGTTTCTACAGAAGATTTTGTTGCAACTACTTTTATAGGTGCCTTAACAGGTAATGTATCAGGAAATGTAACTGGATCTTCAGGATCGACTACAGGAAATGCAGCAACGGCAACAGCACTAGCAACAGCTAGGACAATTGGCGGAACATCATTTGATGGAACAGCTAATATAGCAGTAGGACTAGCAGGCACAGCAACAGCACTAGCAACAGCTAGGACTATTGGTGGTGTATCATTTGATGGTACAGCTAATATTAACTTACCAGGAGTTAACGCTTCGGGTACACAAAATACTAGCGGACTAGCAGCAACAGCAACACTGGCAGCAGGAGCAACAGCATTAGCAACGGCAAGAAATATAGGCGGTGTATCATTTGATGGTACGGCGAACATAGACTTACCGGGAGTTAACTCTGCTGGTAACCAGGCAACGTCTGGATTAGCAGCAACAGCAACACTGGCAGCAGGAGCAACAGCATTAGCAACGGCAAGAACAATAGGTGGTGTATCATTTGATGGTACAGCTAATATTAACTTACCAGGAGTTAATTCAGCAGGTAATCAAGCAACTTCAGGACTAGCAGCAACGGCAACGTTAGCAGCAGCCTCAACAGCTTTGGCTACAGGCAGAACAGTAGGTATGACAGGTGACGTAGTTTGGACATCAGCATCGTTTGATGGCACAGGAAACGTTACAGGTTCAGCAACTATTCAAGCTAATAGTGTAGATTTGGGAACACATACAACAGGAAATTACATGGCGCAAGTAAGTGGAGGAAATGGAGTTACTATTTCTCATTCACAGGGCGAAGGCTCTACTGCTACCATAACAGGAACAGCAATTTACAACGCAGCCGGTAGTTTACTGAACTAGGAGTAGATAATGGCTTTAGCTAGTAGATCGGATCTACAGGATTATTGTCTAAGGAGACTTGGTGCTCCTGTGATAGAAATAAATGTGGATGAACAACAAGTATCAGACAGAGTCGATGATGCCATACAATATTGGCAAGAATATCATTTCGACGGTGTTGAGAGAACGTTTGTCAAACATCAAATCACAGGCTCCATAGTTAAATTAACAACTAATGTAGCAGCAAACTTCCAAAGGAACGAATTGATAACAGGTGGCACCAGTGGTGCCGTCGCGAAGGTGGTGTCGGGCTCCGGCCAGGATATTACCATAGAAAAGATGAAGACAGGTAGCTCTGCTTTTGTAGCAAGCGAACAAATTACAGGAGATGTAACAGGCTCGACAGCTACATTGCACCCTACCACTTTCTATACATCGGGAGATATTGAAAAAGGATATGTCCCTATTAGTAATAATATATTAGGCATCACCAAGGTATTTAACTTTGGTGGAGCAGCAACCAACACCTCCAGAGATGGAGAATTATTTGACTTGATGTATCAATTCAGAATGAATGATTTATACAACTTAATGGGCGCAGACATGGTCTATTATAGTGTAGTACAAAGTCATTTAACTACATTAGAAATGCTTTTAGCAGGTAGTAGACAAATACGTTGGAACAGAAAAACAGATAGACTTTATATGGATACAGACTGGGATAAAACATTTAATCCCGGTGACTTTTTAGTAGCAGAAGCGTGGGCTTTACTAGACCCATCATCTTACCCAGAGGTATATGATGATATGTTTCTTAAACAATACGCCACTGCTTTAATTAAAAGACAATGGGGTTCTAACATGAGTAAGTTCTCAGGAATTCAAATGCCTGGCGGTGTTACCTTGAACGGTGATCAAATATTTCAGGAAGCAACACAGGAGATAACTCTAATAGAAGAGAAAATGCAGAAGAGTTACGAACTGCCCCCACAGTTTATGATAGGATAGTGAAACCATGCCAACAAACTTTTATTTCCAATCGGGCCAAGGACAAGGACAAACAAACGAACAAAGATTAGTCGAAGACTTAGTAATAGAAAGTCTTAAAATCTATGGCCATGATACTTATTACCTACCTAGGACACTAGTCAATAAAGATACGATCTTTGATGAAGACGAGCTGTCGAAATTTACACAAGCATATCCTTTGGAAATGTATTTGGATAATGTAAATGGCTACGAAGGACAAGGAGATATATTTACAAGGTTTGGACTTGAAGTAAGAGATCAAGCAACCTTTGTAATGGCAAAAAGACGTTGGGAAGACATGGTAATGACTTCTGGAGGAGCGTTTACACAAACAGCAAGGCCTTCTGAAGGCGATTTAATATACTTTGAAAAAACCAAATCACTATTTGAAATCAAATACGTTGATTTCCAAAATCCATTCTATCAGTTAAACCAACTTTATGTATTTAGAATAACTTGTGAACTGTTTGAGTACAGCTCAGAAGATTTGGATACAGGTATTACATTAATAGATGGAATAGAAACTAAATATTCAAACGATATGTTAGAGTATCAGATGAAATTAGAAGATGGAAGCTTATGGCTTAAAGAAGATACTGGATCTATAATTAATGAATCATATCAAACAACTGCATCAGAGCCAATAGACAATTTAGACTTTGAGAATATTAATTTCCTTGAGGGTATATTAGACTTTAGTGAAAAGAATCCATTTGGAGAAATAGGTGTTTAAAGATCAAACATTTTATCATCAGCATATACGAAAAGCTATTATTGCCTTTGGTACTATATTCAACAACATAAATATTGAACGTAAAAATAGTGCAGGAGCAGTAGCACAAGCTCTTAGGGTACCATTATCTTATTCAACTAAGCAAAAATTTATGACAAGGATTGCTAGAGTTACTGACGCTACTACAAGAGGCGAAGTAGCTATAACATTACCACGTATAGGATTTGAAATACAAGGATTAAACTATGACCCTAGTAGAAAAACAACCGTAATACAAAAGAATAAAGCTGTTGGTGTTGGAGATGCTGCAAGCACAGTAAGAGTAGCATTTAACTCAGCGCCATTTAACATGAATTTATCCTTATATATATTTGCGAAGAACCAAGATGATGGGTTACAAATTGTGGAACAAATACTTCCATACTTTAATCCAGATTTTAATGTTACAATAAACGATTTACCCGAACTAAATATAAAACGGGATATAAAGATTACATTAGATAATGTTAGTTATGAAGACGAATATGAAGGAGACTTTGCTAATAGGTTAAGTGTTGTATGGACTTTAAATTTTACAATGAGACTTAATTTTTATAGCAACGTAGAAAATGTTGGAATTATTAAGAAAGTTATAGCAGATATCTATGACGATCCAACATTGTCATTGAACTTAGGTAACTTAAAAAGCACACTAACTGCTTATGTTAACCCGGCAGACGCCAGTCCAATTGACGCATATTCATTTGTGGAGGAATTTGATGACAACTTCGAATAAAAAGAATCCTTTTAACGAATTAGATAAGAAATTTAATACTAAAGAAGTTACAAAGGCACTAGAAAAAAACCTAAAAGAAAGAGAAGACGAGAGGAAGAAGCAACTTCCTGCTGTAGCTATCTCTGATGAGGACAAACAAAAGCTTCTTGCTAAACAACAAGAAGAAGACTTCCAATATGCTAGGTCAATATTAAAACAGGCAGAAGCATATAACGACGAAGCCATACAAGGCATACTACATATTGCCAGAAACAGTGACCAACCACGTGCTTATGAAGTGGCTGGTGGATTGATTAAGAATTTACAAGACACCGCTAAAGACATAATAGATGTACAAGAAAGACAAAAGCGTGTAACAGCAGACGATCCTTCAGTTAAAGGAAACGTTAAGACGCAGAACAATCTATTTGTAGGCAGCACTAAAGAACTATTAAATGCCATCAAAGGCGAAATGGATCCTAAAGTAATAGACGTAGAACAAGATGACACAAGCAGAAGGGAATAGTTACCACGGTAATCCTAACCTTAAACCGTTAGCTTATCAGCATGACTTTACCAAAAAAGAAGTCGCAGAGTATATCAAATGCAAAGGCGACCCTAAGTATTTTATAGAAAACTATGTAAAAATTATTACTTTGGATAAGGGCTTACAACCATTCAAATTATACGATTGTCAAAAAGACAAAGTAGATGTTATAATGAATAACAGACGTGTAGTATTAATGGAAGGACGCCAACAAGGTAAAACAGTTACAGCAGCAGCGTGTATATTACACTATACTATCTTTGAAGAAGATAAAACAGTAGCTATAATGGCTAACAAGAGTGCAGCTGCAAGAGAAGTATTAAACAGATACCAAATTATGTATGAAAACTTACCTTTGTGGATGCAACAAGGTGTTAAGACATGGAACAAGGGTGACGTAGAACTAGAAAACAATAGTAAAGTATTAACAGCAGCAACAACAGCAGCAGCGATACGTGGTAAGTCTGTTAACTGGTTGTACATTGATGAGGCAGCAATCATACCTAACAACATAGCAGATGAATTTTTTACATCTGTTTATCCAACAATTTCAGCGGGAGAGACAACTAAAATACTATTAACATCTACTCCGTTAGGCTATAATCACTTCTGGAAGTTCTGGAATGAGGCAGAGAAAGGAGAGAATGGCTTCGAGCACATGTTCATTCCTTACTATGAGATACCAGGACGTGATGAGAAGTGGCTAGCCGAACAAAAACAATTACTTGGTCCTGTTAAATTTAATCAAGAGGTCTTATGTGAGTTCTTAGGTTCAACTAACACGCTGATTAACTCACAAACTATAGGGGCCATGAGTACAAAAGATCCTATATTTCAAAACAATTATTTAGATATTTACGAAGAGCCACAAGACGATCATTACTATGCTATAACAGTCGATACAGCCAGGGGAATTGGCGGAGACTTCTCCGCTTTTGTTGTTGCAGATGTTACAGAAATGCCTTATCAAATAGTAGCAAAGTATAGATGTAATGATATTTCACCTATGTTATTCCCAGATGTTATTGGGAAAGTAGGAAAAGATTATAATGATGCCTTTGTATTAGTAGAAGTTAATGATATAGGATCACAAGTAGTAGAAATATTACATCAAGAAATAGAATATGAGAATATTTGTAGCACAGTTACAGAGCAACAGAGACAATATGTAAGTCCAGGGTTTGGTAAATCAAGCAAACATGGTGTTACAACATCCAAACAAGTAAAGAGGCAAGGGTGTTTTGCCTTTAAGTCTTTAGTAGAAGAACAAAAATTGTTAATATTTGATGAGCATTTGATACATGAAATATCAACATTTATAGAAAAGGGTAGTACATATCAAGCAGACGTAGGATATCATGACGATCTAGTTATGTGTTGTGTACTGTTTGGTTGGCTAACAACACAAAACTTCTTTAAAGACATGACAGATGTTAATACTAGAGAAGGATTATACAAACAACAAATGGGAGAAATAGAACACAACCTAACTCCTTATATAAAAGACGATGGCCAAGCGCCAGAGTTTGAAGTTATACACAATGATGTGTGGTTATTAGAAGACGATCACCATAAGAATATACAAGATAAAATGAGAAAGTTATCAGAAAACTATGCTAGAACATTGCCAGAAAGACGTACACACAAGTAAAAAGAGCTGTACATATAGAAAATGGGTTCTAAATAAAACAATTTATAAATAGTTGCGATGATAATAATTAAACTTGTGTCATTACATAAGATAATATAAACCGAGGAGAAAAACATGGCATTTCAGCTATCACCAGGTGTTCTCGTAACAGAGAGGGACTTAACCAGTGTTGTTCCAGCAGTCGCTACTACAGTAGGCGCGATTGTTATAGACGCACAATGGGGTCCTGTTAACGAGATCACAACAATTAGTTCAGAGAACAAATTAGTTGATACCTTCTTAAAACCTGATTCAACAAATTATGAATCATGGTTAACAGCAGCTAGCTTTTTGGCTTATGGTAGTAATCTTAAAGTAGTTAGAAGTATAGACGATACAACAGCATTGAACGCAGGTTCAACAGCAGGCGTCTTAATTACTAACGAAGAAGACTACGACAATAACCATTCTAGTGGCGAAGGTTCTAATGGTATATGGGCAGCAAAACATCCAGGAGTCATAGGCAATTCGCTTAAGGTTTCATTT